GACCGCAGGAAAAGCCCACGACATTTCAGCTTCGTCAAAAGCTACCGGTTCACTCATCTTCATCTGATTCCTTTAGCAAATTGTTAATAATATTCAAGGCATCTTGCAAGCCTTGGTGATTGCCTACTAGCCGCTGATACGAGTCAAACGTCGGGGCACGCCCTTCTGCAAGGCTTAGCTGAATCTTCGCCTGCTCGTTCTTCAGCGCGTCAATCAAGTCAGAGACATACCTCATGCGTTCGATTTATCCACGCCCTTGTTGGTAAAGTTGCCGTGATCGCTGTTAGCCTCGGGCATCGTTGCCGAACCCTGCTCCTTTAGCTCACTACCAGTGATCCAAGCGCCTGCCGCCATACGGTGATGCTGTTTGACGATCTCCGACTGCTCGTCTTTCTCAGTTGTAGCCATTACATCCTCCCTAAACCACGTTGTGCCGCCTCTTGCAGCGAAATAGCAGTGTCTTCCTGCTCCCTACGTAGCCGATCCGCATCGAAACTGATCTTTGCGGTGGCAATACGCTCTTTTGTGAGGTTGTCCTCAGCATTCTTGGCAATATCGATCTTCTGCTCGTCTTTCTTCAAGGCAATGTCCGCCTGATCACGCGCCGCCCGACGCTGTGTCTCAGCCAACGAGGACTCCAGCACCGCCTGCGCCTGCGGATCAGCCAACAACCGCTTCTGCATCTCGGCCTGCGCCTGCGTCATCTGCTGCAACATCTGGCTCAACTGTTGCAAGATTGGCATGACCTTCTCGAACACCTGTGTGCTGTCCATCTTTACGTGCTGCGATGCCACCGCCACCGTCCGATCTACCTCTTTCGGCGTATCCAACTCGGCATACTTCGCCAGATTGATGCTCGTACCCGTTGTTGCGTATTTGTTAACCTGATTGGTGTACCACAGCATCATGTGCTGTTTGCAGTGCTCAATCACCTGTGGAATGAACTTCTGGGCAAACATCGGGTTGCTACCAAACATGGGATCAGTCGCAAAATCCAGATGCGCTTGGAGGTGCGCTAGGTGGTCTTGGCGGGGATAAGCAAAAGCCGGCCTACCTAGAGCCATCGCCGCGTTTTCATCGCTTGCAGCGGCCTCTATGGGCTTCGCAGCGGCAGGCATAAGCTCATTGACGTTCGGAATCTTTGCCTGCTTCAGAATTCTCGACACCACCGCAGCCGGATCAAACAACTGCGGGTACTTGTCCATCAGCGAAATGACCATCTGAGACTGCGCCATACGCTGAGATTCGCTAAAAATATGCGGATCTGAGACAGGAATAACGTCTGAGTTGCGCTCAAAGTCATCTCGGGCGATCTGAAGGTCGGCAACCATGTCGCCCTTCTGCTGATCATCTAAATACCAGCGGTTAATCCGCCCCAAAATCATCAAAACGCGCTTCTGAGACTCGTGTAACCGGGCATGAATCGCCGAAAACACCGATGCACCCTGCTCAATCATCGCCAAAGTCGTACCAACAGGCGCTTGAGACGTTACATCAGCGATTTTTTCCTCAGAAGTGGTAATTACCCCCTTCGCAGCCTCAGTCAACCACCCCAAAAGCTGGAAAAGCACCGGACTCGGCGGGTTAAATGGCAGCGGCATCGCCACTTTTCGGATGTCATCCACCCCCGGAGCAGCTTCAATCTCCTTAACCTCTGTCACTTCGATCTGATCCGACTGCCCCGAGACCTTCGCCCCCTTCAGTTTGACCATCGTCGCCGAGTTGTTGATGTGCGCCGTGTCCAAAAGCGCCCTCAAAGCACCCGTCAAGGCCGCAGACAAGCCACCAATCAGGTGTGGAAGCCCAATCGCATACGCCCCGCGCCAAGGAATGAACTTAAACTCGACGATCCAGTCGAGTTTTGTCATCGTCTCGTCGCCTTCCTCCCAGTTCCGATACAAGCCCACCACTTCGGCGTCCAACTCATCGATCATCAGGACATACGGCGCTGATTTACCCTTCGTTCTAGGGTCGTCTTCAAGCTCCAAATAGGTGTAGCAGTGGTAAACACGGCGCAATCCATCAACATTTTCGCCCCGTTTACGCCCCTCAATCTTGTCGTTCGCCTTCTCAGGGCCAGTCGGCTCTGGATCCATGCTGGCGCGAATCAGGCTGGCATCCTTGTACAGACCGCGATCAACCCGCGCCCTGAACTCGAACTCCGTGATGTCCTGCATCTCGGTCGCACGCTGCGCCGTATAAAAATTTGAGGCCGCAAAAGGCAGCAAAATGTTATCAATCGGCACAAACTCAGCACATGGCCGGCGCTTCTGCTCGTCGTACCAGAGCTTCATGTACTGAGACCCGCCCATCGGGAGCTGGGTGAACATCTGCTCCTGCTCGTCCCGATACTCCTCAATCTGCTCAGTCAACTGCCAGTTCATGTAGTCGCGCTTGCGCTCAGCTCGATCCGTCTTCTCTGGCGTCACATCCCCAATAATCTTTGTTCGAGTCGGGCCATCAGGTGGAAACAGCTCTTTGATCGCACGCGCAGCAAAGTCCACACAGGCTTCAGCCATGACCGGATGCACTACCCTCGACGCGCCTTGGAAGTTGGCACCACCCGGCGCATCATTCCCCAACCCAGTCCTGCGTAGCCCATCCTCGTACTGCTTATCCCGCTCTTTGCGATCCTCCTTATCTTTCTCAAATAGGTCGAGGTACTTACTCGCTAGCACCGTCAGATCCATGTCTGACATCTCTTCGGCCAAGTTAGCGTAGAACTCCTCGTCCTCTTCAGGGCCTTTGAACTGTGACTCGCGGACTATGGCCGAGCCATCCTCAAGTTCTTCGACTTCGAGTTCGTCTTCATCCTCCAGATCGACAATGGCGCCGCCGTCTTCAGTCTGGGTGATCCCCTCAATGAATCGCCCGAATTCGGGGTCTATAGGCATTTCAGGCATGATGCTCGTCCTTTAGAGTGTGTGCTCAGGGATGATCTGACCTGCGTCTGTAAGGTCAGGATCAGTGTTAAATACGCCGCCACCGAAGGCCATGCGGTACTGTTGCTCAAGGTCGGCTTTCGTGACACCTTTGCTGCGATTTACTGCGCCACCTTTTGCTTTAAGCGGGAATCCGTAGGTATCGTGCATAAATTGCGGATCAGTTGGCGTACTGGTTTTTTCAAAATACTGACGCACCATATCTTCGTAATCTTTTGGCGAAAAGAAATCTGGAACTTCTATGCCAGCCTCTTCAAATCTTTGACGCCAAGGCGCCTTCACTGATGATTTCAATTCCGCATTTTCTAGGTCACCAACGTGCGACCAAGTGCCATCCTTAACAAAGTCTTGGATGAACGGCATGTACTCATCGTTTGGCTTGCGGTTTTGCAGGCCTTTGATTTGAGAAATTTTTTCTGGAGGGGCATGTCCAAGTTGCCTCAAAACCTGCTCACCTTTTGCTTCCAACTCCTCTCGACTCGGCAAGTAGTCAATATTTTCAGTCCATCTGTTCAAAATGGAATTGACTTCATTTTGTTGCTCAGGAGTCAAAGTTCGCCAAACCTGTCTGTAATCATCTGGCTCAACTTCAATCGTCGCATGAGGACGCCCGTCAGCATCCCTCAGCGAGAAGATGCGAGACCTACCCTCGATCACATCAGGGCAGTAGCCACCAACGCAGTGCTGAAGGATTTCGCCTTCATACTTGAGCGCGTCTTCGACGGCTGATTTATTTATGGTGTCGTGTAAATGCTTTAGTGCCGCCTCTTCAGTTTTTATCCCTGTGGTTATGTATTGATTCGCTTCTTTATCCCAAATAGCAAAAGTTTCAGATGATGGCGTAGGCTTTCTTATTTCATATCGATCTGGCACTTTAAAGTCCTCCACCATTTCAGGCACTTTGATCTCCACCCACCGCAGCCCTTGGTCGTTAGGAATGTCCGTACCCGGCACAAAGTCGTAAGCCTTGTGCTCAACCGTCGCAGCATTCGCAGCACGCGCTGCATCTACTTCAGCCTTCTGACTAGCACGCCATGCGTTGATCTTGTCTACGTGCTCAGAAACTTGAGCCACGCTCATCTTGTCTAGGTCTTTGGGCTTTAGCTGGAGGTAATCAGGCAAGCCTTGACTTGGACGTAAGGCGTTGTCGATCTCGTCCATCATGTGGTCAAAGCCTAAGTCTCGCGCAGGCCTGCCCCTGTTAAAACTGTAAGCAAGCTCGGTTGGGTTTTGTACGGCAAACTCGCCACCTAATTTTTCAAGCTCTGCCTTATTAATCTGACTCATTACTGCCGCACGCGCTTCTTCTGGCACAGTCTGTAAAGGCTCAAAAGCATGATACGGAACTTGTTCAGCATAAGGCGCTCTGGAGATTGTGACGTCAGCGGTATCTTCCCATCCTTTTCCAGCCTCGCTTTTTGCAACATTCCCTTCAGGCATTTCTTGTTCTGCCCGTCGTATTCTGGCTGGGAAAGCCAATGTTCCACGAGCCTGTGCGTCAAAATGCAAACCCTTGCGGTTTTTGATCAACTCGCGCTCTTTCTGCAACTCACGCAACCTCGCCTGCGATCTGGTCAGCACTTCAGGGTCAACGCCACGCGCCTGCTGTGCCTTCTGAATGTCAGCCCTGACCTTGTCAATCTGCTTGTCTTTGTCAGCCAGCAACTTCTTCTGCGTCTCAGCCCACGTATCCGCCTGCAAGCGCAAAGGATCAGAAGGCGTGCCCATCTGGTTTGTGAGATACCGCGATAACTTCTTATCCACAAAGTTATTCATCGCAGCCACCCTTGCGGTCTCCTCTGCCTTATCAGCCGGATTCATAACGCCTACCGGGTCGATCAGGCTCTCGTCGTAGCGCAGGTCTTTCAGATACTTCTCAGCCGCGCCCCTAATCCAGTTGCCACCCTCCGGCTTGATGATGTTCATCTGGTACGGTTCCATGCTTTTCTCAAGCGCGAACTGCGTCATCTCTTTCGCCGTCGGTGCCAATGCCTTACCCGTCTTCACCGCTAGAGGCGCCGCTCCTAAGCCGGCAAACAATGTCTCAGTCGTCTCAGGCAGCAGGTTCGTAGTCACCCCCGCACCCGAAGTCAGCGGGTCACCATACGCCACGCGCTCAAGCGTCTTAGCCACACCCGGAATCCCCAATAGCTCAGACGCTATCTCGCCCGGTGGATTCTCAAACCCAAACGGCTTGGACACAAACTCATGCACCGCGCCAACGCCCTTACCCAACTTCTCAACTAGCGGATATTTCGGAGTCGGCTTTAACTCATCCTCCTCATCGCGCTTCAATGGGAACGTCTGGCTGACGGCGCCTCCCTTCTTCATCTTGTGGTTGTGCTTGGCAATCGCCCACTCTAAGACGTCCTCGACCTTCTGTGGCCGATGCCGCTCCATCGCCTGCTCAAGCAACTCATTGACGTCAATCGCGCCGCCATCCTTTACCCCCAACAGAGCTTTGGCGTCTGCTAGCACGTTGCTAGCAAGATGCTTGCGCCAGTTCTGCGGAGTCACATTGTCGGGAAGTTCAAAGCTCACAGCGCCTCCATCAGCCTTCTCTACCGGATACTTCAGCCCTGTCGCCTCAGCAAAAGGACTCTTGCCCTCTTTCCTGCGCCGCTCAGCGTGTTCAACCGCCTTGCGGTAAATGTCCTCAGTGGGAGAGTAACCAGCCAGCAAGTGCTCGATCTCCTCCCTCGATAAGGTCGGCACCAGTAATGGAAACTCGCCGCTCTCATCTTCAGCCGACATCTCGGTTGCATAGCCTTCGTTGCTAGGCAGGTAGCCAAAGTAGCCCGAACCTTTCACGCCCTCGCCACTGTGTCGCATCCCGTGAGGCGCTAAGCCCTCTTGGGTCTCGCGCATTGATAGCCCGGCCATTCTGTTTCTTTGATCTGCCATAGTCACACCGCGTAAGGGTTGCCCTTCTTCCGACCGTAATACTCAACCTCTTCATCCTCAGCCACATAGGGGTCAATGTCAAGGAAACCCGCATCCCGTAAGTATCTCAGAGCCTGCGTGCAGTTATGCACCAACATCCCCTCTGCGTAGTAGCAGTGCTCATTCTCCACCGTCAGGTCGTACACCACTTGCGTGGTATGGGTGTTGGATACGGCTGACACCACAACGAAATCAGCACTCTCTGCTTTGAGAATATGGTCTTCATTCGGTATCAGATTGTCAACACGAATCCATCCTCGTTGTGTCATCACGCGATGGTTGCCTGTTGCTAGTAATAAGCCGTTGCCTGCTTGGACGCGCCAGATTTCCTTCTCGCCGTTGTTGAAGGTCTTCGATACAACTTGCATACCTTCTGGCGTCTTCACCCTGTCGCCCACCACGATCTGATCAATCCGCTTCTCCGATCCATCAGCCATCAAAACGGTTGTCGATCCGACAAGACAGGAATCTACGTAATCATCATGCGTAGACTCAGGGAAGCTACAAATCTGGCTCACAAAGCCCTCAGCCCAATCCCGCACATAGCCCTTCTTCTGTGTGCTCTCAGGTATCCACACGCGCTTATGCGCGATGATGTTTGCCACAATTGACAATCTCTGAATCTTGTCCGCCCTGCCCGGGTTGTACGCCCTCACAGGCAAATGAGCACGCTGTAAGTCTTGGATCAGGCTTATGCCTGCCGCCTTGTCTTCGATGAGTACCAAGTCAACCTTTTTGCCTCGTACAAAGCTGCCATCGTCTTCGCCCTCGGGGTCAGCCCCATACGATACTTTGTACTCTTCGATGACCTTCGGACGGAGATCCGGGTATTGAAGGCGATCCTGCCAAGCATCGATGAGCATGACGGCCATTGGCCCATCCAATGGTTTAAATACGCCCCAAGTTGTAGCAGCCGTCGGGTCGTTGATGGTTTTCTCAGTGTAAGCACAGTCATAGCTCTGGATGATGTATTCAAACTTCGGAAAGGGCTTGTTGGCAGGCCACAGGCGGAACATATCTCTTTTGACGATGCCGGACTCTTCAGGGTCGATCAGCTCAGCATAAATCTCTTGCCGGCCTAGCGTGGTGCCCTCGTACTGCAAGATTTGTTTTTTGAAGTTGTCCGCCAGATTGCTTAGGTTGTCATACGTCGAGGCAGTCGCCAGCGCTACGTCATTCCCCGCCCGATCTACCAAGTCGATGATCAGGTCTTTGGGTTTCGGGGTCGTGGTGCAGATCAGCCGCACCTTCTTACCCAGACGCAACCCGAACTGCATCATGTCCCACGCCGCGTCGATGTAATCCCAAGCCGCTAGCTCGTCGCACCACCCGCCATGAAACTGCGGCCCTCGGAACCGTTCAGGCTCGGATGCCGGGATGCCTTTGATCAGGCTCCCGTTGACCAGCGTCAGCTCGTGCAGCGCCTTGTTGTAGTCTTTAACTAGGATTTGAGGGATCACCGCCAGCAGGCCAGATTCACCCTCGAAGCAAGTCGATCTAACATCTGAGGATGTGGGGGCCGCCACCACCCAACGAGTATTCGGGTTCTTCCACGCCCACCAGCCAAGCTCCTCGGCAGCCGTTC